AAATTGGTCTTGTTTCACCTGATACTTCATCTACACCAGTATCAGTAAGAAAACTTGTTTGTAATTGTTGTGCATAAGATTGTCCTAATAACGTAGCTTTTGTTTTAGAAAAGTTATGTTTAAACCAAGGAGTTCTACCAGCTAATATTTGTGCTTCTGTTGGGTTTACTGTTTTACTAACATTATCTAGTCTCCTACCCCATTCTTCCTCTGTATTATCAAGCTCTGCTTCTTCTGGAAACTGCTGATCTACTGCTTGATTGTATAGATTTACATAGTTAGGACTTGTGGGGTCGTATATTTCTTTAGCTGCCTGTTCTGCTTCAGCACCTATAATACCTCTCTGTTTATCAATCTCACTTTCCAACATCTTTCTAAGACTAGGATTGATGATAGATAAAGCACTAGCAAGCTGACCAAAACCATCTTGTGTATTGACAGCAGCAACCCTACTTTGTTGTACAAAGGTATCTACTGGTCTTGCCTGTGGCTGAAAGCTTGAAGTCATTTAACCTCTTCTATTAAAAGCTATGTAGCTATTTAGTCCTAATGTAGCAGCTTCAGCTACAGTATCTAGCAGCGTTGGTGCTTTCTGTGCTTCCATATATGCTCTGTTCTGGAAGTCAATAGCTTCATTTCTTCTGCTTTCTCTTTGTGCTACAAGACCATCTACATCTCTTTCGTATTGTCTATCTGCTGATTCCATTGTTTGATTGATTGTCTCTCTTAAAGTAGCTGCTTGTCTCTGTGCATCTCTATCTAATAATGCAGCTAAGTTGCCTGATATACCTTCTGTTGCTGCAATAGCTCCCTGTGCTTCTATTTGTTTGATTGAAGCTGCAAGTCTTTTCTGTGATTGTGCTGCCCTTTCTTCTTCTAATCTTGAACTAATAGCTTCCTGTTGTGCTGCAAACGCAGCGTCAGCAGATAACGCACTACGTCTTGCAGATTCATAAGCATAACTAGCCTGTTGATTTGCTACTCTTTGTTGTTGGATTGTTGAGACTACACCGATACCAAGACTTCCGAGGAATAAACCACCAGCTAATTTAGATGTAAGTCCAAGTGCAGGGATAGCAACACACATTACTTGATCCTCATAAATTCAAAGAATGGTTTTTTGTACTCTCCATATTCCTTATGGTATGTAGTAAATTGAAACCCTAAAGATTTTAACCACTTAATAGCAGACTCATTTTCTGCATATACTACATTGTATAGGATTTTGTAAGATTTCAACAGGTTGTCAACCCATTTTCTACCTTCTCTTATTAATTGTATTTTATATTTTTTATTACTGAACAATTCATCTGTAGATATTAACCATATACAACCATTAGAAATGACACCACATATACCCATAGGTTGATCTTCGTCACCAGCTACAGTCATCACTGTTTTACTATGCAGAAAAGACAAACGCAAAGCTTCTTCTGGATCTTCATTTGTTTGATATTTGATTTCTATTCTGTCTATATTTCTAATGTGTGAGCAAACGTAATTTAAGTCTGAGAGTTTTGATTTTCTTAAATATCCCATACTTACATACGTCTACTTCTGATATGAAATACAGCTTCATATTCTGCACTTGATAGCTGTGTTGGTAAGTATGAATTATTTTTTATATCTATATTTACTCTGTCTGCCCTACTAAATATCGGCACTCTAAACGTACCTGTTTCTAAATTAATCTGACCAATAGCAGCAGACGCAGCACCAAGTAAACGACCAGTAAATTTATGTGTACTTGTATCTCTATTTTCTGGTGTTACTTCTACTTGAAAAAATCCTGTATCTTCAAACTTGATATAGAAGTAGTGCATCTGTAATCTACCGCTTAGTATCTCTGCACTACTTTGCCCTGCTGCTTCTGTTATACGTTGCTTACTAAACCTGTAATGAAACTCAAATGGTTCTCCAATAATAAATTTTGCATTTCTGTAATCTCCATCAGCTTCTATTGTTGTTGTTGAACCATTAGTAAGGTTAGTTGTTTTTATAACAGCACCAGATTTAAGTGTGTTTGTATTACCAAAAAGATCAACAAATGTACTGGTTTCACCTGATGCTAAATATCTACCGACTACTACCATTGAAGCTCGTAATCTGTAAGGCACAGTAAATGTAGATTTCTTAGTTGTAGAGTTGTAGGCAACTGATACACCAGAAGTTGCTTCTGTTACTTTATGGTCTAAATAAAATTCAAAGTCTGCATTAGTTTCTGTAAAATCATTTTCAAAAGGTATTTTTTCTAGTGATGTACCATTAGCTTCTTCTACTACACAAAACAATTCAGTACCAACAAAATCAATATTTCTTATAGTGCGATTAGAGTTTATAGTAAAAGTAAACCAAGAGTTTAATACCTTTTGACCTTGACCACCATATAACCAGCGATTGACATATAGTTTGTTTGGATTATCAGTACCAAGCAAAATTAAAACATCTTGGTTATTTGATACAGCTAATTTAAATATTCCACTTGGTATTAGTTTTGGTACATGGATTGTAGTATTAGTTGCATCTTTTACTGTTACGTCTTGTTGAGTAATATATTCTCTAATACCAGCAAACGTACCTTTTTTAGTTAAAAAATAAATACTAGAACCAGAGCCTACAGGACTAGCAGCATCACTACTCTCAAACTCTGTTGCTACTAGCACGTTAGCTGTTTTTGGTGTCAGGTTATCTGCTGAACTGCTGAGTACAAACTGTGTTTGATCTGAAAACAAGATCAACTGTTCTCCCATAGTTACTGCGTTTTTAAGAATCGCAACTTTGGTATGTGATGCAGCTACGTCTATTGGATCTGAGTCAATGACAGATAAGACTGTCTCTGGAAAAAAGTTAAAGAACTCACTTACTCTTGATAGCACTACGTTGTCATCTGCCAGAAAGCCTAATCTATTTCTAAAAAAGAATACGTTATTTATTTTTGCATCTACAAAAGATGGGTTGGGTGCAGATACTAGATCACCTACAGTACGTTCTCCCCATTTTGGCAACGTATAATCTGTGCCACTTATGGTGTATGTATCTCCATCAACCCTTGCAAATCTAAAGTTACCATCAGCCTGTCTTATTAAGACATGGGGCATAGTGTCATAGTTAAATTTAAACTTGATGCCAGCTTCTACAGTTTCTTCCCATTGTCCTTCTTCTAAAGCATTACCATTATTGGTAACAAACTTAACGTAGTAGTTATCAAAGTTTGTTTGTTCATCTCCTTTTACTTCAACAACATATCCATTAGGAGAGACAGTAGGCAAGTCTGTAAATCTCTGCACTGAATCTTTTACTACTGTAATCTGTGTATTACCTTGTGTGTCTGATCCATCAATAGAAAAGTTACTGCCATCATTTTTCTTTATATGTATGACACTACCACTTCTAGCAATAGTAAAACCTGTTAATCCAGAGTTAAGACCTGACTGCAAATCACTAGCTACTTGTTCAGTGCTGAGAGTAGAATCGCTTGATGTGTCATCTGAAACTGTTACACCATCTACTGTGACTGAATATGTAGTCTTATCTGAAACTTGATTCACAAAGACTATGGCTTGAGTGATATTGCCAGCAGATAGGGTTGAATCCATAGCTGTAGTAACACTTGTATTAACAACAAAAGTAAAGTCAGCAATAGTAACAGTCTTGATAACACTTCTTGGATCAGAAGTATTTAAGTAAGTTGTACCATCAGGTTTGTTTACAGTTTTTTCTGTACCATCTAACTCATAAACTTTGACATTACCATTACTAAATACTGCAATATATCTTTCGTTTGCATCTCTATTGATAGTTTGTATATGAACATTACCAAGTGCAGAGTTGCTTATATTAGTTACATACTGCAAGCCTGATCTTTTTATAAGACCAATAACAGGATTGCTATCAGCATTATCTTGTATGTCTGCGTGATCTGCTTGTTTAGATGAGTCAGATGATTGAGATATACCTCTTAATAAAGTAGGTATGGATCTTGAAATGACAGGCATAACTATCTGTTAAGAACATCAATAGGACTAAATGTATTTATTGCATCAGCTAAAGCTGGATCTCCTACAAGTATATTATGATCTGCATTACATAAATCTGTTTCCATTAATATTGCTCTTGCTCTTGTTTCATCTTGTTCTGTATAACTTCTAAGACTTTGATCTCCAACTAATCTATCAACAAATATTCTTGCAGCTTTGATGTTGATATATCTTCTGGCTTGTTCTGGTATCTCATCAAAGTTTCTAAAATAAACAACAGTGCATTTTAAATCTTCATCAAAAACAAATGTATTCTTTTTTCTATCGTAAAGTTTTAGTCCTCTCTGTATAGGATCTATTGATGGGTGGTCTGAAACATTAGCATCTACTCTTAATACATCAGTACCTAAAGAAATATTATTAGATCCATCTCTTGTAAGAGTTACGTTAATTTCTGTATTAAAACTCCACCCTTCTGACTGTACTTCTTTGTTTACTTCGATTAATGTATTCTGTGCTTTTCTAACATCAACAGGTAGCGTACCAGTTAATGAGTTTACTGGTGCTTCTCCTATTGCATCAAGCATTATGTTGATACATTCAAGTTCGGTGGTTGCAGCTACAGCCATGATCTAGTACTTTTTTGTGGGTATCTTCAATTTAGATTTATTAGATTTCATTTTACCAGACTTTTTTTTCTTGTCTGTTTTCTTTTTACTGCCAGATTGATACATAAAAAAAAGGGTATCTAATAATAAGATACCCTATAAATTGAAATTAAGAAGATGCAAGTTTAATTGTTGCAGCACATTCTGGTCTTAGGATTCCATGACCGAGTAAGTACTTCGCAACCATTAATGTACCTTGGTACATCAAATTGTAGTCTGAACCTGAGATCTCAGTTGTCATATCCATTAGCTTAACTGTACCAACAGCAGACTTATGGAATACAAGTCCAATAGTTTTACTATCGTCACCTGAGTAAGTGTTGTTCGCACCACTTGGGTTAGATCCTACGTTTGAC